AAAAATATGGCAGAAATTTTTGATGTAACACCAACTATTAAAGAGGAGTTACCTGTTGTGGTTAAATCTACACCACTATATAATGCACCAGATTTAGAACAAGATTTAGGTGATGCTTACCAACAATCCCGTGAAAATCTTCAAGGTATTATCGACCAAGGCAAAGAAGCCATGGAAGAAATTTTGAATATAGCAAAAGCAGGACAACATCCAAGAGCTTTTGAAGTATATGGCACACTACTTAAAAATGTGGTGGATGCCAATAAAGAATTGATTGCAATGCAAAAACAAATGCGTGATATGAACGGTAAAAAAGAAGTAACAAATACCACAATAGATAAAGCAATCTTTGTGGGTTCTACTGCTGACTTAGGTAAATTACTAAAAGATAATGGCCACAAATAAATCAAGTTATCGTGATAATCCCCTACTCAAACGGGTAGGCGTTAAAGTCAATTACACACAAGAACAGTTTGATGAATACGTCAAGTGTGCTCGTGATCCAATCTATTTTTCCAAATATATTAAAATTATTACCCTTGATGAAGGTTTAGTTCCTTTTGAAATGTATGATTTTCAACAGGACATGATTCGTACTTTCCACAATAATCGTTTTGTTATTACTAAGTGTCCTCGTCAGGTTGGTAAGGCCTTAGACATTGAAACTCCTATACTAACAAATAATGGTTTTATTAAATTAAAAGAAATTACTGTCGGCGATATCATATATGGACCTGATGGAAAACCAACTAAAGTAACTTTTATAACAGAAATTATGGAAAATAGACCATGTTATTTGGTTACTTTTTCCAATGGCGATACAATTATTGCGGATGAAGAACACTTGTGGACAGTTAATTCACAAAATTGGAATACCAAAAATAAAACATTAACAACAAAAGAAATAATACCTTTTCTTGAACATTCTAATAGACCGTATATAGATTTTACAGAATCAATTAATTTTGATGAAAAATTTTTAGAAATTGACCCATATACTTTAGGTGTTTGGTTAGGTGATGGTAGTGCATCCGATGGAAGATTTACTTGCCATGTTGATGATTTGAATTTTTATAAAAATAAATTTAATATAAAAAGTACCTATATTGATAAAAGAAATCAAAATGTTTCTTTGAATAATATAGAAGGACTATTTTGTAAATTAAGATTATTAGGGATATTAAAAAATAAACACATACCTAAAGAATACTTATTTTCCTCAAAAGAACAGAGGATTGAATTAATAAGAGGTTTAATGGACACGGATGGTTCCGTCAGAAAACAAAATGGTGGTTGTGAATTTTATCAAAAAAATGAAAAACTAATAGACGATTTTAGATATTTATTATCGTCCTTAGGAATAAAATCAACCAAATTAAATAAAATAGTAGATGGAAGAATATATTATTCTGTTAATTTTACTACCGAAATTTCAGTATTTAATTTACCAAGGAAAAAGATATTACAAAAATGTAAAAATCATCCAAAAAATAAAAGGTTATATTTTGATTCAATAGAAAGTATTGATAGTGTTCCTGTGAGATGTTTGCAAGTGGATAATGAAGATCACTTATTTTTAGCAGGAAACACATTAATTCCTACACACAATACTACCACAGCAGTAGCCTATCTTCTCTGGACAATTCTGTTTCAAGATTCACAATCAATTGCTGTGCTTGCTAACCGAGGTAATACTGCTCGGTCAATTCTTGGTAAACTTCAATTGGCTTATGAAAATCTGCCAATGTGGATGCAACAAGGTGTTGTTGAATGGAACAAAGGTCGTGTTGAATTAGAAAACGGATCAGTTATTATTGCTGACTCTACATCTTCAGCAGCTTCTCGTTCCGGTTCGTTTAATATTGTGTTCCTTGATGAGTTTGCTTTCGTACCTTCCAATATTGCTTCTGAATTTATTACCTCAGTCTATCCTGTGATTACTGCTGGTACTAAAACAAAAATTATTATTGTTTCTACTCCTAATGGTATGAATCTGTTTTATAAGATTTGGATGGATGCCGTTAATAAACGAAACAATTATGTTCCCTTTGAAATTCATTGGTCTCAGGTTCCTGGTCGTGATGAAGCATGGATGGAAGAAACGATTAAGAATACCAGTCAGCGGCAATTTGATCAAGAATTTAACACACAATTTTTGGGAAGTTCCAATACACTCATTTCTGGTCTAAAACTTCAACAATTAATATATCAAGAACCGGTCACGGAACACGATAAGGTGAAGATTTATAAACCTCCAATTAAAGGTGATGATGATAATGTAAAAGATCACCTGTACGCAATTGTGGTTGACGTAGCAGAAGGAAAAGGACTAGATTGTTCTACATTTTCGGTGATTGATGTTTCAGCAACACCTTATGAACAAGTTGCAACTTATAGAAGTTCTTCAGTTTCACCCATACTATTCCCCACCGAAATCTTTAATGCGGCAGTTCTATATAATAATGCTTATGTTTTAGTTGAGATAAATAACACACCACAGGTTGCTGATATTCTACACCAAGATTTGGAATATGAAAACCTCTGGAAAGTATTCACAGGTAACAAGAAACCACAACAACTGTCGGCCGGCTTTGCTAGAGGTGTACAGTTAGGTCTTAAAATGTCACCTCAGGTTAAAAGAATTGGTTGTTCTAACCTGAAAACCTTGGTTGAAGGTGATAAGTTAATCATTAATGACTTTGATACCATATCTGAATTAACCACTTTTGTGGCTAACAAAAATTCATTTGCTGCTGAAGCTGATGCAAATGATGATATGGTTATGGGTTTGGTGATGTTTGGATGGATATCAACTCAAAAGTATTTCAAAGAGATTGTTAACCACGATATACGGAAACAACTTCAACTTGAGAATATGAATCAGGTTGATGAGTTAACACCACCAGCACCTATGGTGGATGACGGTCTAGAGCATCCTTTTGATGTATGGGACAATGACGTTTGGGAAAAAGCAGATGGTCGAGAAACCTATTCAGCTTATTTTCGAGAAATTCAGAGATAAAACTCTAAATATGACGTTACATAAATATGATAATGGTATTATAATTGCCAAAATAAATCAATATTCAAGGAGATAACAAATGGCGTTTTCAATCTCTCCAGGCGTAACAGTTTCGGAAGTCGACCTTACAACAGTCGTACCTTCTACACTTACTACGGCCGGTGCTTTAGCTGGAAACTTTGTATGGGGTCCAGCATATACAAGAATTACAGTTCCCGATGAAATTACTTTAGTAAACACATTTGGTCAACCGGATAGTAACACCTATCAATCATTTTTTACCGCTGCGTCTTTCTTGGCATATGGTAATAACTTAAAAGTTGTTCGTGCTCTTGGACCAAATTCAAAAAATTCTGATGCTAATACAACAAATACTAATGTTGTTGTTGCTAATAAAGCAAACTTTGAATATTTGTATTTAAATAATTTATCTAATGGTAATCAATTAGGTGCCTTTATAGGTCGTTATGCTGGTGCATTAGGTAACTCAATTGCTGTTTCAACAATTGATGCCGGTGCCGGTGCTGCAGCATTTGCTACTTGGAATGTTAATAATATTGGTGTTTCTACATTGTTTAACGGACTTCCAGGAACTTCTGTTGCCGCTAATACAGCCGGAGCATCTAATGACGAAATTCACATTGTTGTTGTTGATGCTGGTGGTTTATTCACCGGTACTAAAGGTGCCGTATTAGAAACTTTCCAATATTTGTCAAAGGCCTATGACGGCACAGACGCTAACGGAAATTCAAATTATTACAAAAACTACATTTTTAACAATTCTCAGTACATTTATGCTGTAGATCCTGTTGATTATAATAATACTGTTGCAACTTGGGGTAAAATAATGGCTAATACAGCATTTGCTACTTCAACCACTCCACAAACAGTTACGCTTTCTGGTGGTGTTGATGATACTCCAGTTGATGCAAATACAATAACTGCTATGAGTAAATTTGCTAGTACAGAAGATACAGACATTTCTTTTATTCTTACTGGTAATTCTAGTATTACTGTACAACAAACAGCTATTGATACAGCAATCGGTCGTAAAGATTGCTTGGCTTTTNTTTCTCCTCCATCTTCTGCTGTAATTAATCAAAATGGTTCAGAAGCTTCCAATATTCAAACTTGGAATACATCACTAAATCGTTCAACATCTTATGCTGTTGCTGATTCTGGTTGGAAGTATATGTTTGACAAATACAACAACGTATACCGGTATGTTCCATTAAATGGTGATATTGCTGGTTTGTGTGTAAACACAGATTCAGTTCGTGATCCTTGGTGGTCTCCTGCTGGATTTAACCGTGGCAATATTAAAAATGCAGTTAGATTGGCATGGAATCCAAACAAAACATATCGTGATCAACTTTATGTTTTAGGTATTAATCCAGTTGTTTCATTCCCTGGCCAAGGTATTGTATTGTTTGGAGATAAAACTCTACAATCCAAACCTTCTGCTTTTGATCGTATTAATGTTCGTAGATTGTTTATTGTTNTGGAAAAAGCAATTGCTAAAGCTTCACAGTATGCATTGTTTGAATTCAACGATTCATTTACACAAGCACAATTTGTTGCATTAGTAACTCCATACCTCAGAGATGTTCAAGGTCGCCGTGGTATTACCGACTTTAAAGTAGTATGTGATTCTACAAATAACACTCCACAAGTTGTTGATTCCAACCAATTTGTTGGTGATATTTACATTAAGCCCGCTCGTTCTATCAATTTTATTCAATTGAATTTTGTTGCTGTCAGAACTGGTGTTGCATTTACTGAAGTCGTTGGACAGTTCTAATAAATACTTCAACGAATAGGAGAAAAAAATGGCATTCAACGTAGCAGAATTTAGGTCGAATCTGATTGGTGACGGAGCCCGTCCCAATCTATTCCAAGTTACACTCACCTTTCCAACCATTGCTGAAAATGGTACTGCTGCTGGTCAGCAAGTACAGTTTTTAGCAAAATCAGCACAGTTACCTGGTTCAACAGTTGGTACAGTTCCTTTGTATTANTTTGGTCGTGAACTGAAGTTTGCTGGTAACCGTACATTTACTGATTGGTCATTACAGATTATTAACGATGAGAGTTTCACAATTCGTAAATCGTTAGAATCTTGGATGAACGCTATTAATAGTCATACAGGAAACCTTAGATCAGCCAATGCTTCAGGTCCATCTGGTTATACTGTTGATGCAACAGTAAGTCAATACGGTAAATCAGGCGATGTATTAAAATCTTACAAATTTGTAGGTTTATTCCCAGTTGATTTAGCCGCAATCGATTTAGATTGGGGTTCAAACGACACCATTGAAGAATATGGCGTAACATTTGCCTATCAATGGTGGGAATCAGATACCACAAGTTAATTTATACTATTTTACGAGGAGAGCTTCGGTTCTCCTCATTATGTTTTTTTGAATTGGAATAAGACAATATGGCATCATTAAATAAATTCTCCCTCTTTGGTTTTACGATTGCCCGAGCAAAATCGGAAGAAGATGCTGGAGTACAGCAATCATTTACACCGCCAACCAATGATGATGGCGCACTTACCATTACCTCAGCCGCTTATTATGGAACTTATGTTGATCTAGACGGCACCGCAAAAAATGAAGTAGAACTTATCTCTCGTTATCGTGAGATGGCCATGCAGCCAGAAATTGAAGCTGCTATTGATGATATCGTNAATGAAGCTATTTGCCAAGATGATGANGGNAANAACATTAAGATTGTTCTAGATTCTCTACAACAACCAGAAAAAATCAAAACAGCAATTCGTAATGAATTTGCAACACTTCTAAAATTACTAAATTACAACAATTTAGCACAAGATATTTTCCGTAGATACTATGTTGATGGTAGAATGTATTACCATATTATCATCGACCGTGAGAATCCATTACAAGGTATTCGAGAACTCCGTTATGTTGATCCACGCAAGCTTCGTAAAGTGCGTGAGGTCAAGAAAAAGAAAGATGAACGTACTGGTGTGGAGGTAATGAATGTTATCAACGAATATTATATCTTCAACGATAAAGTTACTACTGGTTCTTCTAGCAACTTTGGTCCTGTTGGTGTTCGCATTACCCCTGATTCCATTGTATCCGTTGTTTCTGGTCTCATGGACTCTCGTAGGGCAGTAGTATTATCGTATTTACATAAAGCAATCAAACCATTAAACCAATTAAGGATGATTGAAGATGCTACCGTCATTTATCGCATCAGTCGTGCTCCCGAGCGCCGTATTTTCTATATTGATGTTGGTAATTTACCTAAGTTAAAAGCTGAACAATACCTCCGTGATATTATGGTCAAGTATAAAAACAAACTTGTCTATGATGCCAACACAGGTGAAGTTCGTGATGACCGTAAGTTCCTATCAATGATGGAAGATTTCTGGTTACCCCGCCGTGAAGGTGGAAAAGGTACAGAGATTGCTACACTACCTGGTGGACAGAACCTAGGTGAGTTGGAGGACGTTAAATACTTTGAGAAGAAACTCTATAAAGCATTGAATGTTCCAGTCTCCAGGTTGAATCCAGAGAGTTCTGGATTCTCATTAGGTCGTACCAATGAAATCACCCGTGATGAATTAAAGTTTGCTAAGTTTGTGGCTCGGATGCGCAATAAGTTTTCTGACCTATTTGACCAAGCAATGCGAGTTCAGTGCGTACTCAAAGGTATTTGTACCAATGAGGAATGGGACGAATTTAAAGAACATATATATTACGACTTCATTAAAGATAATAACTTTACCGAGTTAAAAGAAGCTGAGTTAATGAAAGAACGGTTATCTTTGTTGGCCAATGTGGATCCTTACACAGGTCGTTATTTCTCACAAACATGGATTCAACGAAATGTATTGAGATTAACTGATGATGAAATTGCAGAAATGCAAGAAGAAATGGATGAAGAAAAGTCACAAGGACTTGGTTTACCAGTTGGTGTAATGAATGATGTGGCACAGCAACAAATGATGTCCAATGTTCCACAACAACCACAAAATCCAGCGGATGCCGAGGATGAAGAACAAAATGAATCATTTGAATCAACCGTCACAAAACTGAAGCGTTTATTATAAATATTATATTAGGAGAAAAACATGTCTGATTACTCAACAAAAAATATCATTGATTATGCAATGGACGATGATGGTGTAAAGTTTAGAGAAGCTTTGTATNCTTCTATTCATGATAAAGTAGCCAATCATATTGAAGCGGCCAAACAATCGGTTGCACACAATTTAATTGCTCCATTAGAAATTGCACAAGAAACACAAGAAACACAGGAATCACCAGTTGAAAACACTTAATGATTTCTTAAAAGGTAAAGAAATTATTTTACCAGAAGAGGTAGAAGAAGTGGTTGAGCCTGATGTTTTAATGGTTACTGAAAAGGCTGATAATAAAGGTAAAGAAGTAAAACATTTATCATTAGATCCGCCAAATGTTTTAATTATGCGTAGAAAGTCGGTTCGTCAGTTTCCTGGCGGCCAAAGAGTGGCCATGTATTATGTGGATAAAATAGATAAATATGTAACCGTACCCTATACAGCAATGCAATGGTCCGCTTCCACACCAGAAGAAGTTGAGTATTCCGGTGAAGTTATTGGTGAAGGCGTAATAACACAATTAAGAAATATTGTAAAAGATAATTTATATGACCGTGTTCAGTTTGAAGATGGTAAAAGAATGTTGGTAACGGTTGATTTAGCCGAAACAATATTAAGAGTGTATAGTGTATTAAACGAAAGTAACAAAGAACAACTGGCCGAAATGGCGAATAAGAATAAAGAACATTTTGGTAGAGTTATTGACTTTGCCTTGAAAAATTTAAAATAGGATAAAAAATGGCCGGAAATAAATTCACATACCAAGTTCTAAGAGATACCACGACTGATTCGGTTATTAAGATAACTGGTGTTTTTGATGGTTCTGGACAAGAAACTAATAATTCCCGTATTACGGCCAATGCTTTAAATAATGCTTTGGCGACTAACGGGTTCCTTCTTGCTAATGCCACTTCAGCTTACGCAAATACTTCTTTGCCATATTATGACTTACAATTAACGGGTTTAAAATACTATGTTAATTTACCAACATCAG